TAATACCAAAGATAATACAGTCTTCAACTTCTCCCCTATGTTTTTTAAGATCATAAAGATACTCCTTTCTTATCTGTGCATAAATAGGTGGTATGTTTGCATTTAAGTACGCCATAATTTATCCTCATTTTATTGTACCCCAATTTGGCCCTGATTGATAGTCCACTTTGTTAGGCACCTTAAGTTTTATTGCATCCTCCATGATAGATTTTATTTTATCCGCCTGTTCTTCATTTTTTATAGAAAAACAAAGTTCATCATGAATTTGTATGTGTGGTATGATACCTTGTTCGTATAAGTCCACCATTGCTTTTTTTGTCATATCCGCTGCTGAACCTTGTATCAATCTATTTAAAGCTTTATAAGTAAATGCAGGTCTATAATGCTTTTCAAAGTATTGACCATGTGGATCGCTTTCATGTCTGTTCTTTGCTTTCTCTGCATGGTATCTGTTTTCTGCTTCATCTCTTTTAAGTATAGGCACTGGTATTTTAACTATTTGTTTTTTGCCATCTATTTCTTGATAATCACTTATCTCAAAGATTCCTTTCTCAGGATTCCATTCTTTGTTGATGGGTTCCCATTTATCAAATCTACAAAATCTATCTTCTAAAGTGTAAATATTTTTATTTTTTTCTGCAAAGTCTTGTAACCCTTGTGATAGTTTTCTAACGAAAGGCACTTGGCTGTGATATTTTTCAAAAAGTTCTTTTGCTTCGTCATCTTCTAATTCTAAAGATCTAGCTAGTTTATTCTTACCCATACCATAGAAAAGACCTAGATTGATTGTTTTTGCCTGTTTCCTGGTGATTTTAGCCATTCTGGCGACAATTTCGTGAAAATCGGTAGTTGGGTCCTCTCGATATTCTTTTGCCATTTCTTCGGCACCGTAAAAGCCATTCTTCAGCGCATAGTGCACAACCAGTCTAGGCTCTTGTTGTGAATAATCAAATGATCCCCACTTGTGATCTTCTTCTGGTAAAAATAATTCTCGTATTTTACTACCCAGTTCACTTCTAGCCGGTATCTGTTGTAAGTTTGGATTACGCATAGAAAACCTACCGGTAACTGTCCCACCTTGATCTGATCTTATTTGATTTATATCTGCGTGTATTCTACCTTTATGTATAAACTTTAAAATACCGGTTACAAAAGTGTTGAACAGTTTATCTAATTGTCTAGCTTTTGCAATCATTTTTAAATACTTATTTGTATGTGATTCTAAATATAATTTTGTTATACTAGCTCGCCCTGTTTTAGGTGTTGTTTTATAATCTGTAATCTTTTGATGATCTAACAATGGTTGAATAGAATCTGCAGCCCAGATATCAATATCAAGACCTGTTTCTTTTTTAATAGTTTTTAATATTTCTGCCTGTTCTTTTTTAAGAGTATCGCCAAATGTTTTTGCTTTTTCTTCATCAACTTTTACCCCTAAAAATCTCATCTCAACTAAACAAGGAAACAATCTTGTTTCTATATCAAATATATTTTCCAAAGTTTTTTTCTTTTTGGATTCTGTATTTACAGGCGACTTAATTATTTTTTCAAATTTATTCCAAAGTTTTAATGTAAGTGAAACGTCTTGCTCTGCATAGTCGACAACCAAATCATATGGCAACAGATGCATATTAGTCATTGGATCTGATATACCATGTAATTCTTTTGCTTTATCTGTAAGATCATGTTTATATTTTTCATCATTTAAATAATCTTTAGCCAGTGCATCTAAACTATACTTTGGTCTGTTTTCATCAATGACTGACGCTGCAATCATTGTATCATATACAGGTCCTTTTAACATTTTACCTGTAACTGCACGTATCCAACAAACGTCGTACATAGCATTGTGAAATACTTTTGTTACTTTTTCGTTTTGAAAAAGTATTTTATTTAAATGTTTCCATAAAATATTCTTACCAATGTTTTGACCTGAGTGCAGGTGAGCTATTGGAAAATAATATTTCTCATCTCTATATGCAACAGCAATTCCACAAACTTTACCTTTACCTATGATGGCCCCTGATCCGTGGGTCTTGAGGTCTGGATCGTGTGTTTCTAAGTCGACAGCAACAACGTCACCATCTCTAATATCTAAATCTTCTAAATCTGGTATCACTTATAGTCCCTCTCTATAATCATTTCTATGAAATGTATTGCTTTCAATAAATCTTCCTTACCATTTTTATCTTGATGTCTAATGATGTATTTAATAGCACATCCTTCTGGATATAGCAATTTATTCTCGACAACAAACTTACTTGGCTGAATGACATACTTTTGATAGTGACTCCCACCATGCTGTTTATCCCAAACTTTGCTCATGAGTATCCTCCTTTCCTGCAAATGTTAAATTAGTTGAGCTTTTTAATAACCACAAAGTTTTCTTTGCACGTGAACATGCAACAAACTTCATTCGTTTTTTTGAAAATAAATCTTCTTCTTTTGTTAATTTAAAATCAAAGACTACGTTATCAAATTCTTTACCTTTAATTGTATGTATGTTTTCTAAAAACACTCTCTTGTCTTCTAAATCTCTGTCGTTCATTACTATCTGACGTATGTAATTTTTCATGTGTATTGTATCTACTTTACTAATCAACTGAAAATCATTTATGTTTTTTACACCTGGAACGACAAACCCTTTGTCGACTAACCAGTTTATATCGTAACTTCCGTTGTCTTCATCTTCTAATTGTTCAATAGTTTTTCGTGTGTATTGTGGATGCATGGCTTTGAACATAGCTTTAATTTTTGTTAATGATCTTTTTTCTCCGTTAGCAAAACCTATAAATTCTCTTTGATTTTTAACATCGTTGGTTGGATATTTAAATTTAAACTTACTCTTTTCTTTTTTTGGTATCTTAACAGGAATTCCTATTTGCATGATGTAACTTATCATATCTCTTGGTTCACCACCTCTGTAAGTAAATATAAAGTTTTCATCTGTGTTTAATATTCTATTTTTTAATTCAGACGCAAAAGGGTCTTGCGTCAAACTCGATAAATAAAATAATTCACCCTCTACAGTTTGACCATTTTCCTCTCTTGGTTTCCATACCCTGGTGTAATCATACTCTTGCCAGATATCTTGTATTACCTTCTTACAATAATCATTTACCACTCTAGGGCATCTGTATCCCTGTTCTAATTCTATCTCTGGATTAGCAAACTCTTTGTGAAAAGAATCTGGATCTGCACCAGCAAACTCAAAAATAGCCTGGTCTGGATCTCCTGCTTTGTAAAAGTAATCTACATTTTTTGACATAACTTCTTCTGCTTTTCTTTGTATGACACTAGAGTCTTGTGCTTCGTCTACGATTAATACTTTTATATCTCTACAAAGTTTTTCAGATTCTTCTTTGTTGTTATAAAAATCTTCTACCATGTCTTGAAAGTCTAAGATCTTTGTAGTTCTACCATTTATTTTTTCGTTAGTTTTAAATTTTATATAGTCTCTTTCCATTTCAATTAGTTCTTCAATAGTGTATTCATAATCTTTCTTCTCATCAAAACTTAAACTTCTGTAGTATGCTAATACTTCTTTACCGTTGTCTCTTGCAAAACTCATAAATTTAAAAAAAGGATGTATTGCAAACAAACCTTGCACGCTGTTAAACTTTTTATTTGATGTATATTTATCAAACATTGGATAGATATTTTTTAATATTTCGTAGTCTTCAATTAAAAAAGCTTTTCCTGTTATACGATTCTTACAAAACTTGTGAACTGTTGTAACGTTTTCTTCTAGTGTTGCTTTTGATTGTTTTACTAAATGAAATATTTCTTTTCCTGTTTGTTTTTGAAAAATTTCTATACTTTTGTTTTCAGATATTTTACCTCTGATATGGTCAGCTGCAGTGTTGGTATGAGATATAACTATTATATCTGTTGGTGAATACTGTTCTAAATGTGTGTAGTATATCTCAACTAACTTTGTTGTTTTACCTGTGCCTGGTGGTCCTGCTATTCTAATCTTTTTCATGTGTTATTTTCTTTGCTGCATCTCCTAGTACTGTGTATTGTTCTGCATCAGATTCAAAATGCCATGTTGGACAAGAGATGTCTTTTTTTAAAACTTTGTTATATACTTTGCCTCGTAAATTATTAGCCTGCATTATGTTTCTTAAATTAAAACATATCTGTCTTTGTGATGTGTTGTCTTTTTGTGATCTAAAATATTCTACTAGTTTGGTTAATCTAAAATGAAGACGTCCATTATCTTCTACATAACAACCACCGTCCAATAGAGCGTCTTGATTAAAAGATACAG